GAATAAATATTTAGGTTCAGCTCATGCAACTAGTGTAGGAGCCATACGAGCAGGGAATGCATTTAGAGAATACGTCTATAATAAAGCTTTAGTAAGAGATTTTGGTCCTGCAGCTGGAGGATTAGGTCCTACAGTACAATTTAGAGCTTCAAGACAAGGTAGTACACTTCTTGTACCCGGCACTTTATCTGAAAAAGCTGTAACGATACTTGATGGTCTTTATACAATTGCTGATGAAAGAGCAGGTGTACAACCTAAAAATACAGCTAATGAATACTTAGTAAATCAAGTTTCAGCTGAAGAGGAAGGTGATAATATAGATCGTACTAAAAGGGTAACAGTTAGTGGAATAGACGGAATACCTGATGGTGATTATTCATACGCAGAACTTGAAGCTATAAAAAAGAATACAAATGTAGATGATGTTCTTAAAATTGGTCAAATAGATGCCCTATTTAAAGAGTATACAAAGAAAAAGAAGGAATAATACATTGGCAGATCAACAAGTCATACTAAATAAAAAAAATCCAGTAGAAACTAATCCAGTTACAGAAGATGTAACAGATCCTAAGAAATACTTTATCCCTCCAGATAGTGAGCCTGTTGTTGTAGATAGGACTTATGCCCATGTAACATCTGATGATGAACGAGAGCAAACAGAAATAGTTCCCTCTATAGCATCTGCAGCTGATATTCCTGTACATCCTGCAGCATTAGAACCCCCATTTGGGCACCGGACAAAACCTTCAGTAACTTGGGAAGAATATCAACAAAAAAAACTATTAGCAGTTAAAAAAGATCCTACTTTAGCAAAATACCGAGATTTACTTAGGTTAGAGGTATTAAAAGATGGTGATAAAGAAGTAGGAGTAATGTTTAAACAGTATAATGCAGAGGATGAACTTGTAGATACTTTCACATTTCCTGCTGGATCGTATACATCTAAGCAAATAAATAGGTTATTTCATGATACTAAATCAAGAATGGAAAGAAAGGGTGTAACAACTTTAGGGGGAATGCCCGGAAGAAGAAGAACACTCGCAAGAAGAATAACAGAAAATCTTTATAGGCGTACAACAGAAGCCCCACTATGGGGAGCAATTATGTACTCTTTAAGTGCAGGAAGAACAGCAACAATACCCGGTGCGATACTTCTAGCGTATAATTTAAGCCCTACTAGCTGGAAAGAAGCTTTTAATATACCAGAAGGATTCCATGGAGAATTATATGAAACCGAAGAGGTAATACTCTGGATGGATAAAGTAGAACGAAATTGGAGGGATGGGCCAATAGGTGATCCAGATTTAGGCTTATTTGATAAATATGGAACATTAAAACCATTAACAGTAGATGAAGTAAACGAAAATTTAGACACTGTATCTCCAGATTGGGCAATAACAACTTCAAATTTAGCTTTAGAACAACTGTTAACTGGTGGTGGATTTATTCTTGGTCTTAAAATGAATAGAGAATTTCTTAAAACTCTTACTGAACAAGCTGATGATGTTGCTGTAGCATTTAAAAATAAACATGGAAGGGAACCAAATGTACTTGAAGCAGCAAAATTATTAGAATTAAGAGTTAAAGCAATAGCCCAGACTTCTAAAGAAGGTAAAGATTGGGTATCAAAAAGAATACAAAATTTAGCAAATGTTAGAAATGATTTGGTTTTTGAATTTTCAAGAAAATTTGGTAAAAATTTTACTGCATATGGAGTTACTGATGGGTCTTTTATTTTATCTTCTTATGGATTAGATAAAATGGCTGATGGAGGTTGGGATATTGGGGGTGGTTATAATACTATGGGTGCTATTCTGACAAGTATAACTTCCGGTGGAGTTATAACAAATATAGGTATACCCCTTGTTAGAGGACTAGCTGAACCTACTATTACTGCAGCTACATTTCCCATTAGTTGGGTAGGTAAAATTAAAGATCCAAAAATAGTTCTTTCTAATGCAGCAAACAGAACCAGAAGAGAAGATCCAGATTTTATTATTAGTTTAGAAAATAAATTAAATAAAAATTTGCAAAGGGGACAAAAAAGAATTAAAGTTGAAGATGAACATATACTAAAAGAAATGATAGAAGTTAGAGCTACAACAATAGCCGGAGGAGATCCAAAAAAAATACGACCATTGCACAGAGAAGAGGCAAGACGAGCAATAATAAAAGAAAATGAAGGGGGTATAGATGGGGAGAAGATTATTTCATGGCTACGAGGTGAAAACACGTTAGAAGGTTTGGGTTTACAAGGTAAACATAAAGAAATGGCTAGAGGATTTATTAAAAATTTTCAACTCCTATCACCAGATTCACAAGTAGCATTAATTTCACACGTAAAAAGAGCTACTGTAGTTACTGATAAATTACTTGAACTGGGTATAAAAGATCCAGAAGCTGGTTTTGGTCTTCTATTTGGTTTAAATACTTTAAGAGCTGCAGAACCTGATATTCTTATGCAAGGATTAGCTAGATATGCAGGGAAAGATAAAAGTGGATTTTGGAGAAAGAGTCTTTTTAAACAAGTAAGTCTAGAAGAATATTACCAAACTAAAATGGATTATACCAGACAGTTAGAAGATCAATATAAAAGAATACTTATGGAAATGACTAAAAACCAAAATTTACGAAACAAAGGAGCTTTGGGATTTATACAAACAGATGTACAGGAGTACCTAGATGACATGGGTAGAATGATAACAAAATTGGGTCAGGAAAATACAGCTTCAAAAAAATTACTGAAAAAAATAGGAAGCTTAACAATTGAAGATGGTAAAAATATAATAGATGATCCAAGATTTCATGATAAAGTAGAACAATACATTAAAGCTATAAAAAAAATAGATCCAAATGCTGAAGAGGTATTTGCATTAGCTAAACAATTTGAAGCAAAAAAGATACTTAGTGGAAAAAATCTAGTAAGAGCTATTCAGGAAGCAAAAACAGGTTCACAAAAAGAAGCAGCTACAGGTAGAGCAATTGCATTACCTATTATAAACAAAATGAAAAATCTTAGAGATGAAAAAAATAGACTCTATGCATTAGCTAGAGAGCAAAGTGGATCCGTTCAAGTAGATAGTACCAGACTTTACGATGACCTTACAGAAATGTTTGCCCTTCAAAGTAAAGCTAAAAAATTTAAAGAGAGCACAGATGATGTAGAATTAGATATTAGAGATGTATTTAATGCTACAGCAAATGCCTATTTTGTTAAGCTATCAAAAGAAATACCTGAAATGTCTTCAAAAAATGTTGATGAATTTATCAAAATATTTGCAAGAAAGAATGGTGATGGAGAACTACTTCCAAAGATTATGGGAGATTCTGCTTCAAAACTAAGATATATGATGGACAACAATGTATTAGCAGTTCCTGCTCATTTAAAACCTGCTTTTACAATGGGTGTAGGTGATCTAAAAGATATGAGAATGGCATTAAATGCATTAGCTAACCGATCAAAAGGTGAAGGACAAACTACTACGCAAGCATTTAGAAGCCTTGGATTAGAGGATATAGTAAAAAGAGTAGATAGTGAATTGGATGATTTAGCATTAGCTGGAAAGTATGATTCTAAACTTTGGGATGAGGGTGATGCAGCAAACATGATATATCATGATGCTAAAGCTACAAGATTAATAAGGGATACTGTAGGAACGAGACATCGTTTCATGACTGATACAAAAGAGTGGTATTATAAAACACCAGTAGAAGAATGGGGAAATAAAATATTTAATAATCCTCTAAAAGCACAAAGTGTATACGATGATATAGAAAGAGTTTTTGGAAGTGATAAAAAGGCATACGATAACATAATAGAGGCTATAAATCAACATGCTCTTTCATTAATACAGCATGAAGCATTTGACTCAAAATTAGCAGCAATGGTACAAATAGGAAGGAAAGGAAAACTTATAGCAGATCCTGATAGGGAGTATGAAAAGGGTGCCCGATTTATAAAAGAAAAAATTAAAATGATTGAGGCACTTGAACTAGCCAGTGGTGGTAAATTTAATTTTAAGCATGCATATAATTTTAGTAAAAAACTAACTGACTTAGCAATGAAAGATAAAAGCATAATAAAAAAATTGAAAGAAGCAGATGTGAAGAGAGCCAAGTATCAAGACACATTTAATGATTTGTATATCAAAGATAAGGGATTATTTGTTAAAAGATTAGAAAAGCTAGGCATGGATATAGAAAAATGGACTGAAAATCCCCAAGCCTTTTTAACAGCATTTCAAAGTGGAAGCATTAAAAAGGCAAGAGACGCTTATAAAAGACAACATGCATGGCAGGGAAGAGGTAAAGCTGAAAAACAATTTGATGCTATGATACATTCCTTTTTTGTAGAGGGATTTACAAAAGCATTTACTGGAAGAACAGGTACAATACGAGTAGTATCAAAAAGTTTATCAGGCAAACCACAGCAGTTTGGTGGTGGTTTTGGGTCTAAAGGGGTACTAGATCAATTTGAAACCGATAAAATGCTGGATGGTCAAGCTGTTATAGACTTTTTAGCAGACAATGGTGATTTGATAAAAAAATACATACCAGATATTGAAATAGATAAATTACGTTATATAGTTGATGCAACAGCTATGAGACAAGTTGTACCAGCAACAGCAGGTGTAGAAAATATAACATCAGGTTTAACAAAACTTACAATTGGCTCTTATGTCAGTAGACTTTACGCTGTTTCTTCTGGTCGTACAGGTTTAACGTATGTTGGGGTAGAAGCATTAGTTGTACAACTACAACGACATGAAGTAGAGGTTATGGCTGCTCTTATGATGAATCCCCAAGCATCACGAGCAATTGCTAAAATAATAAGCTCAGGTAAACCAATACCTGCTACTATTGAAAGTTCAAAAGTTGCATGGCTTCCAGAATTGTTAGGACAGATAGATGCTTTAATAGAAGAACAACTATTTGAACCTGTAGTTATAGAAGAAAGCACACTATTTGAACCTACAACTATGGCAAGCATGGAACCTACAAATCAACCAACATCAGAAGTAGCGATGTTAAATTCAATGCAACAAAATATAGGAGGGGCAAATGCCTGAACAAGAAAAAATAACAGGAAGGTCTGATATGTCAGCAAACCCAGACAAAACTTCCTACACACCAAAAAAAGTACAACCACCAACACCTATGACGGATGCTGTAGAGTTATCCAATGTAGAACCGATGGGTGAAAAGAAATACCCCAATATAAAACAAATGAAATATGGTGGTACAGTTGTTTATAATAATGGACCAAGAAAGGTGAGGACATAGCTATGGCAAGGATTCAATCAGAAAGATTAAGAGGAAAAAAACCTCCTGCAATAGATTATAAAATAGGCAACGGAGGTATACGAGATTTATTTAAGTATATATTCGGAGGTCAAGAAGTTCGTGATTCTATGAAAATTGTAAAAACATTTCGTGGTAAGAAAACAGTTATAAAAGATGTTATGCATAAAAATGTTATTGCAGATAGTCTTACAGAAACAATAAATAATTCTAATCAAGTTAGTAGAATGGCAGGAGAAAGAGCAAGCCAAATACAAACAGACATGTTAAAAGCTATGGAACATGATTCAAGAAGACTTACAGCATCTGATGCAACAAATCAATTAAGAGAAGCAGCTACGTATCCTCCGGGCTATACAGACACGCTTGCAGACACGCTTGATACAAGACCTGATCCTATACAAAAGAAACCATTCATACGAGCAGTGGACTATAGAGCTTATGAACCACGAGGGAAGGGGCTCCACACTCTTCCTGAAAAACCAGTTAAAGATCCATCAGTACCTACAATAAGTGCAGCAGGACCTACTAAAATGCGACCAATGAGAGGGTACTCTCCATTAGGAATGGCAGGTGAAACTAATATAGTAGACCGATCAAGACTTGGAAGAGGTGCACCTGAATCCTACGCAAGAGATCCAATAATTAGAGTTGAAGATGAGAGAAATTTCTTTGGTGAAGGTCAGGTTGGATTTAACTACGGTGGAAAAGTAAAAACAAAAAGAAAGAAAAGACTATACAAAGGTGGTAAAGTAACTTCTTACAACTATTAAGTTTTACAAAGCTTACCTACATCTTTCTCTATAGCATGGCCCACTCCTTTAAGATAGTCAACAATAGAACCTAACACATGTGTATTAGGATAATCTTTCCTCCAGCCATCTAAAGCTGTAATAAGGTTATCCCGTTCTATATAATTAAACTCCGTTATTACTTGACCACTTGAATTTAAACTAACTTGTAATTCAAATAATTTTGCCTCAACCATAAATCCTCCTATATATCAACCAATTCACACACTCCGGCTGTACAGGCTAGTTCTTGTGATCCTTTAGTATTATCTTCTTTTTCATATTCTTGTAACTTTTGCCAATCTATATCGGTTGGCATTTTTTTTGACAATTTCTTGTACTCCTCTTCTTTTATATCTTGATATGGTGCTTGTTTATAAGTATGATCGGAATGTGGTAAAAAAGATACCCCACTCAGATGTTCAAAATTATTCCAACACCAAGACCCTACATTAACCCACTCATGTTCACGCACTGAAATAGTAACAGACGGTTTATGCTCACACCAATGTTCAGCGTAAACCCTCCAAAGTTCTAATTGATTAATAGCTGATATATCATTCCTGCACACTGCTTGATTAGGTGCTTTCATAGGAAAAGAAAACACAGTAGTATGATCAGGTTTAAGATAATCCGGCTCATTAGGTATACCAGATGCAATCATGAACTGCGTAAGAGGATCTTTATTATCCCCCCTTACTGTTCTGACATAGAAAGGATTATGCCTTGCATGAATGCCACTGGAACTATCAACTAACTGACTGACAGTACCTGATGGTTTCACACAAGTGATAGCAGTAGATTGTGGTATACCTAATTTACCAGACCACTCTTTATTGGTTTGTACAGCAACTGATCGCAAAGTGTTCAGGTTATCAATTAACTTCTTTCTTGAATTTTCTACCCAAGGTAAAGCAAGGTAGTTATCTAATATACCTGTAAGTGATACACCAAGTAATCTCTCCTCTTCTGTATTATTTTGCCATCTTTTACGCAAATAACCAAAGTTGGTGAAGGTAGCCTGTATAGTGCCTAGTATAGTAGCGATCTTTACTTTTCTTTTTAGTGTATCCACTGTATCACCTGCACGTACTACAACTTCCGTAAGATTACAGAACTGATTTGGTCTTAATATAATTTCTGAACAAGGATTTGTTCCAAATTCTACATCGGCATCTCTTCTACCATTCTGTCTAGCTTTCTCTTGTGCTGATGCTCTGTTAAATATTCCCCTTTCCCCAGATTTGCTTTCATAAAGGGATAACCACTCTTTCATAAATGTTCCCGTATCCGGTCTGTCTGTATAAACAGCAGAATTATTAGCTAATGCCCGTTCCGGATTTGTAGTCCACCACTCTCCCTTTTTAGCTGAACGTATTCTATCATCAGATAAATTAGACAAAGATATAAGAGCTGATCTACGAACACCACCAACAACAACTACCTCTCCTGTTTTACAAACTATATCATGGCATTCCATAGATGTAAGTTTTCTTCCTTTTGCATTCTTAAACTTTTCTATAGTAAAATCAAATAAATCTACTAAAGGTTGTGGGCCACTAGCCCTTCCACCAAATGTTTTAAGTCTGGAACCTGCAGGTCTAACTTTTGATACATTTACTTTAGGGATGCGAGAAGTATAGAGGTAAGATATTAAATCCCTAAATGCTCTTGCCCACCCTTCTTTAGAATCAGCTACAGCTATAACATCATCCGTCTGTTCAAATTCTCTATTGGGAACAGTGGGCAATCCACTAACGTACTGTCTTTCCACAGAAAATCCCACACCTGTGCCATTCATTAAAACATACAAAACTTCATCAAATGCTTTTGGATTATCTATCGGTATATACGAACAGTTATAGCTTGCTACATTTTCCCTTTCCAATGCTTTCCCTGAAGTCATCAAAGCCCTCATACTTGGCATAACTTCAAGGGATAGTATAGATTCTTCTAGCATTGTCCATGTATTGGAAGGAACTTTTGCTTCAATGTTTTCCTGTACATGATATTTAAAAAAGGTTACAAGTCGGTTAACCGTTTCAGACCACGTTTCTCTACTTCCTTTTTCCTCCAGCCATCTTGAATACCTTGATAGATGTATAAATGACTGATAGCTTGTAGGTAAATAATTTCCAGCTACCACTATTTATCTCCATATTCTAATTCTAATATCAATTCAGCATAATGTATAACCTTTTTTATATCTTCTGCACCATTTTTTAATCTATGGCGAGAAATATATTTTACTATATTTCCTTCACAGAAGTCAAGTTTATTTTTTGCAATGTACTCTATAGGCATAATTTTAAAATGCCTGTAGTGATCTCCACCAATTTGTTTTTCACTAGCTATCATTTCTTCTTCAGCTGTCATTCTTGCCATGTATTTTTCATGGGGCTCATGTACCCTTTTCATTATCATCTCCAAACAAATAGGTAATATTATCTACATTTTTAGGTTGTCTCTCTTTTTTTCTTGCTATTAAATCATCTATAATAGGAACATCTATAGTATTTTTTAATTCTTCTAGTATAACACTTTGACCCCGTTCCTTTAATACATCCATATCATTAGCTAGATAAGATAAGATACCCCTTACAAGAGCATAACATAGATCTACATAATTTCTTCCCACTGTATGTGTATCAAAAATACCTAAATCTACACCATCTTTGCCACTAGGTCTAATTAGCAGTACATACATATCTTTAGGTAAACCCTCTTTATATTTTAGTAATTCTTCACTATTCATCCATCCATTCCTGTGGCAAAAATCCTTGACACCATTTAAAACCATGACGTTCACACCAGCCTGCATAAGTTGTTTTAGATCCTTTATACAGCTTATTGTTTGCATTCATGAATAGAAAACGTATATCTAATTCAGGATGTTGTTTTTTTATCAACAGATGCTTTCCTCTATCTGCTGTCGTAAGCCTTCCTTTTGCTTCTATAAGAAACTTTTCTAAAGCAAAGTCAGGAATATAAGTAGAATGCCTAACATAATCTATTTTCTCCGATTCGTATTTAAATTTTATTTTATATTTATTTAAAGCTACAGCAATGCCAAGCTCAAAATCCGATCTGTATCCATGACTGCGTAGTACCATGTACTTCCCCTCATAAAATAACCATCATAAAAAAACTAATCATAGCTATTATTACTAATATATACCCAGCAATTAACAAATCTCTATGCATTACAGTTTCGGTAAATTTCTAGATATTATATCTTCAAATTTTTCATTAAAGTATTTAAAAGTTTTTGGTGCACTTTCTTTTAAAATACTTCTCAATTCTACCATACCTGTCCAATGCAAAACAACAAGACCACCTCTTTTTTTTGCATGTACAGCAAGTTCTCCTAAATCATAATCTATTTTTTCTAAATGTTCTTCAAACCTATCATCTTTCCATGGTTCATCTAAATCAAAAGTAGTTGTCATTCTTATAGGTAATCCACTTGGACTATTTCGTAATTCTTTAACTATACTATCCCCACCAAATTTTTTATCACATTCAGGATAGCCAAAGTAAGTTTCACTGTTTAGGTATCCGTCACCAATAGTTACTTCTGTAGATAAGTAAATCATACTTCTACCTCCCGTTTCTTTAATTTAGTGTACCAGATTATAGGTCTTTGTGTTGCTTGTGTACCAACTCTTCTATGTTGTTCTGCAGAAGGCCAGCATTGTTTCTTATAATCACAATAGCTACAAATAGTATGCATCAGTCTATTTCCTGTAGCAATAATCTCACCCTTTCGTTTACCATATTGTACTCTAAATGTTTCTTCTCTGTCTGCAAATTCCTTTTTAAGAGGTTTATTTGCTGTCATAGTTTTAGCATTCTTCTCTGCTTTTTCCAATTCCTCATCCGAATCTTCCTCTTGATAATCCGGTGCCTCACAAACAGCCCATTCACCCGATGCTTTGTCTATAACAATCCACCCACCAAAATCCATATTCTTTGCTTTGCTGTACAGGTATCCCTGCATAAGATAACCAAAAGCATCATCTTCTTTTACCTTATTGTATCCACCAAACTCTCCACCAAATTTTTTAGAGAAAGCATACGGGGATGCTGATTTTATATCCCAAACTTTGCCATCAATAACAACGTCAAGAGTACCATCAAGTTTACAGGATTTTAAATCAAGAGAAACTTTTTCTTGTTCTGATTCTACATTAACTTCTGATGATTTCAGTATAACCATAGCAATTGCTTCTATTATATCACCAAATAAAAATCGCATAATTGAATTATACGCTATTTCTTTATCTGATCCATTTTTATCATGCCATTGTTGACATAATGGCCTACCTAAACCACTCATGCGTAATGAATAACTACCCCTGCCACGAGATATTTGTTTGACAAGAGCTTTTCCACAATTGTCTTTAAATTCTTCTATAAGTTCAGGGTCTAGATCAATGCCCTCTCTTGTGGCACGATCTAGAAACCCTTGCACTTTCATGAAAATAGGATTAAACACAACCTATCCAGTTGTTCCGTCTAAAACTTCACTAAAATTAGATAGATCACCGGCTTTAGTTCGTTTTTCCTTTTCCGTTTTCCATGCATTAATAACCTTCTTGTTTATAGCATCTCTGGTTTCAAAGAATTTATTCAGTAATTCTTGATCACCATCCTTTGTTTGTATATTTTTTAACACAGAAAGGATAGGAACATAATAAGAATTACCACCAAGTTTCTTCCTTGAAGTAACAATCTTGTTAACTACAGCATTCATAACCTGTTTCCGACCTATCATTTTTATATGATCACTAACAGGTATAAAACTTGATCCTCTTATATACCAAACAGAAGGAGTTTCATTCTTCATTTCTATCTTCTTGCCATCAGCATCTACAGGATCAATAAGTCTTACAGTATTGTATAAAACCTGATTGCATTTTACACTTTTATGCAAAGTTAACTCTGGACTATCTTTTGGCAAATTATCTACTTCACTTTTTGTTAATCTACCACAACGAAAGTTGCCTTCAGTGTCATAGAAATCAGCACTTAAACTCGGTGCTTGAATTGTTTGACAACCAAAAGTATTTTCTGCTACATCCCACCTACTATAAGTATAGAATCTGCAGAATATCCTTAATTCAGCCTCTTTAGCATATACCATAGTATTAAGTTCGGGAATTTTCAAAGAGAATTGACCACGAGGTATATTTCTTCCCTCGTTATCTTCTTCACTATGATTAATGGAAAAACGAGGCAAACCTTGATTACTTTCAAGACTTGTATCATTTTGTCCTGTAAGAGCAGCTATTTCTTGTATAGACATAGTTTTCAAGGAAGGAACTGCACTTACCTTATTTACTGCAATGTCATTAGACATCATCGCTTTTCTCCACTATCAGAGTGTTAAAACATTATCCATGTTAAGCCAATTATCACCCATTTTTAATTCAATGCCAATCGGCATATCATAGTTAATGTTGTATCTACGTTTAGCCTCTGATTTAATACTCAACATAGATTCTTTTAATATTTCAATTGCATCTTGCTCCTCTTCAGGATACACATCAAGAACAATTGAATCATGTACGGTATTGCATACCACAGACTTCATTCCTTTGTCAAGTAAAAATTTTCTTAAATTTATTAAAGCTAAAGGAAGTAGATCTGCTGTAGCAAATCCCTGTACAGGATAGTTTTTTATGGCTGTAGCATGGGAAGAACCCCCACTGAACACCCTACGAACATCAGGAAAATGATAAACCCTACCAGAAGGTAGAGTAATTTTCTTTTTCTGTATAGCCTCATTCTGCAATAGCACATGCCATCGTGCAACATCTGAATATCTGGCCTTAAATAAATCGTAGTAGGCGACTTCTTTTTCGGTTCCATAAGTACCTCCATATAGTGGTTTAAATGTATGTGCTTTTGCTTCTTGTCTGGTAACTTCTAATGCTTCTGCAGAAAAGGTATGTACATCAAAACCTTTTGAAACATCCTCGTAGACCTGTTTATCTTTTGCTAAAAATCCTGCAACACGAAATTCTAACTGTGAGTAATCTCCCTCAAGGATTTTACCCTTTTTCCATCTTGATACTATACAACTACGTACAGGAAAGGTGCCACCTCTCGGCATATTTTGAAAGTTTGGATTGCGAGAAGATAGTCTTCCCGTAGCAGTTACGCATTGCATATAGTGTGGATGAATAAAATTCTTATTATCCATTCCTTTTTCAATGCCATCCACAAAAGTTCTTAAATATGTACTAATAGCGTTGTACTTTATATAGGAACTTACAAATTTCTTTTGCTCTTTATTGGCAGTCAATGCTAAAGTTTCTAATGTAAGTCTATCTGTTTTAAATCCATGAGAACTTACATCATAAGAATCTTTTGGTACAAGTTTAAATCCGGCAACTTTACCTGTAGGGATAAACATCAATCCCTCCCCCTCGCAAGTTTTACAAATTCTTTTAGCTTTTCCCACTGTACCATCCTTCTTTAAAGGATTAAAATATCCTCTCCCTCTACAAGAGACACACCTCTTCGCCTCTGTCTGTTGAAGAACAGAAGTATTTGCCCGTACCTTTCTAACAAAGTCATCCCGTTTATATCTTCTAACTTGTTTCTTTTTTCTAGAATTTCCCCGTAGTTCATATCCTAAATTAAAAGTAGCAGACCAATACTTTTTATCCTGTACAGCCCGACTGTATAAAACTTTTGATCTATCCTCCGGACTATCTAAATTTACAGGAGTGTCTCCCATTACACGTTTAACTTCCTCATTAAGAAATTCATGTAACTCATTGTATTCATTGTTATATTGTTCTCTAATTTCAGTAAGAGAATCAGCATCAATTTTCATTCCATTATTTTCCATTTCGGTAAGAACTTTGCATAGGTCATTCATTAGATGAATAGTTGGAAAAAGACCATCATCTGCTTTTTCATGTTGTGAATGAAATAGTTGTTTAGTTACTTCTACATCTGCTCTACCATATTCTTCTAAAATGTCCCAAGGTATATTGTCAAAAGATACACCATCTTTTAAATACTGTTCCGTTAAATCTACACGTTTTTCATCAAGGCCATACCTTTGGGAACATTGAGCCAAAGATAATCCTACCTTATCTCCACCATGCATGACATATTCTGCTATCATTGTATCATATAATTCTTTATTATACCGAAAATTACAAGCAAGCAACCACTTTAAATCAAATTTAATGTTGTGTCCTACTAATATGTCAGTATTATCCAGAACTTTTTGTAATATGTCAAAGCCATTTTCTGTTGGTTCTTTATCTTTATGGGTAAAACAAAGGTAGCCCTCTTCCCATTTAGCAGTTTCATGATAGGATGTTCTTGTATCCGTAATGTAACCAACAGATACTAACATATTTCCTGTATAGGGATCAGCGTCTACCTTCCCATCTGTATTCTTTTTAAATGTTGTTTCTATATCAAGGATAGTTACTCGCATCTTTCACCTTTACTATTGACCATGTAGTTTTTTCATCTTCATTACCCCATTCTCGCCATTCCAGCTCATCGTAGTCATCCCATTTTTGATACATGGCAACATCTAAAGCATACTCTGCATCTTGTAAATTTTTAAAGACTACGTTTTGCCTACGGTTTTCCTCACACCTTAAATGCCTTATCTTACCTGTTTTATTGTCTACTCCTCTTACTTTAAATCCACCAGTATGTTTTTTCAATACTCTTCTCCCGTATATAAAAAGATAGGTGTGCTTTCCCCTACCCAAGACCCCACTACATTAAAATCAAAGTACTCCATTGCTTGTTCTTCTGTCATACCATCCCTTTCTATAAGTATGTTTATGCACTCATGTACATCATACACTAATAAATCCGGTTGTCCACATCTTCTACCAACACCTACTATTGCCTTATCAAATCCATCAGCTTTTAACATATTCTACTCACACAGAAAAACTTTCTCCACACCCACATTCAGATGTAGCATTAGGATTAACTATTTTTAAATACGATCCAGCAATATCATCTATAAAATCTATTTGTGTACCAAGAATGTACATGGTAACAAAAGGATCTATATAAAGAAAGCCTTCATTTAAACCTATCATGTCATTTTCTTCAGCAGTCTTAGGTTGCTCTTCTAAAAGATCCCATTTATAATTAAATCCTGCACAACCTCCCCCATCAACTGACAGAGAAACTCCCTTAACCTTATTTTTTATTACAATCTTTGATAAGTGCTTATTTGCTTTATCTGTTATTGTAACCACATCTGGTTTCATCATAATTCATACCTTGCTCTAAAAATGTCAATAGAACATGTTACCGTTCCATGCCATCCATTAAGTTTATTTTTAGATATACATAAATGCCTTATATAATCCTCTTCTTCTCCGTAGTTTTTGCCAATTCCAATAATTAAATCAGCCTCTGCTGCCTTCCCTGTTCTGCTATTTTCCAGCATACTAAAATCCACCTCCTGTCTACCTTGTGCATCATACGATGCTTGTGATACAGCCCAAAGTAATACCTGATGCTTTTTTGCAAGAGTTCTTGATCCCTCGTATAATGCTCTTAATTTTTCGTCAAGCCTTATAAAATTACCATTTATTACCGTTTTGTCAAGTTGATCTATTAATACTATGTCTGGCTTATGAATATCAAGAAATTTATCAATTTCAATCAAGGATATACCTCTACCCTCCAACAAATCAAAATTAGGTTCTATTTCTTTTTTGTATATAATCATTGAATCTTCAATGTGTTCTTTTAATTCATCAACTGATCTTCGTAAGTAAGCAGAGAATACTCTACCTTTAACTAACCGACCCGGCTCTTCGTTGGCAAAGTATGCCACTTTAAATCCCTGCCTTATATACTCTGCAACCAAGTATGTACAGAAAGTTGTCTTCCCTGTTTCCGGTCTAGCAAAAACTATACCAAGATTACCCCTTCCTGCACCATTTAGTTTATCAGCAAGAGGTTGTAGTTCAAACTTAAATTCAAATCCTTCATCCCATTTCTCTATGTAATCTTTCACAGTGTCTTCCACTTTTGTAAAGTTTGCATCATCTTCCGGTGTTTTTTCTATAGCAGTATCTACAAGAGAACGTAACATAGTAAAGTCATCACTGTTGCCTAACCAAATGTCAGCAGATAAATCGCTTATCTTATGTGCCTTATCCTTTCTCCAAAAGTCTACTATAAGATCTTTAAGTATATCCTTATTCATTGGCTTATACTTGTCAAGTTCTTTTATAACCTCTTCTATAGGTTCTCTTGATGAATCCGGCAATGCAGGATACTTATTTCTATGCAATTGAATAAGGGTATTAATATCTAAATCACTGTCATACTTCTTCTGTGCAGAGGCTATAGTATCAAAAATAGTCCCTACACCATTGGCAAACATCTCTTTAGAGACAACATCTTGAGTTTCCTTAAAGAAATCTTTGATCATACAAGCTGATAGTATTTGTTTTTCAATTGTCAATCCAACTACTCCTTCAGCCCACGACAACTAAAGTTAGCAGAAAGTGTTCTTCTTTCTCCCTTTCCAAAAAATGGAGTAACAGAATGTAATAACCAATGAGGAAATATTATCATCTTCCCTTCTTCCGGAACTATATATTCAGATGAAGGATGTCGGAGATCTACCATTTCTTTTCGTGAAGTTACACCCCAAAGTAATTGTGTAAATCCATCCACATCTCCTGATGCATTATTGTGGTCTAATTCTAAATAGCCAGCATCATTTTTCATTAATTTAGTTCTTTTTTTTATACAGTCAGGAACTTTTAAGTACAATACAGAAGACATACCAATAGGAGTAGTATCTGTTTCCACCCCATGATCATGCAACAAATTATAATCTCCAGAAAAACTATGTACAGTCCAACATTCATAAGCATGGGCTGATAGCTTTCTTTTAAAACCTTGTGTTAATAATTTTGTAGCACAATTATCAATAACATTTTTAAACTTCTTTCCAAATTCAGTATCCATAGGAAAGTCTAACTGTGCTGATTTTTTATCTTGCCTTATTTGACCTACAAGTTTAGATGCATAATCTTCATTAGCTGGAACAGTAGTCTTATCAACATACCCATTAATTTCACTAACAAAATCTTTTGGGAAGTAAATCGTAGCCATAGTTAATATTGGCTTTGCCTCTAGTCTAATTTTTATATCATCCATTAAATTCTCCTAAAATATTTTCTTTTGTCCAAGTTTTTATGTCCTTATCAATTAGCTTTAGTTTTGTCCGTACATGAATGGACAGCTCATGTACAAGCTTCATTGCTTTCTTTGACGCATCTTTATCTAAAGCAATTGTTACCTGCTCATACCCCTTACAGTATTTTAAATATTCTGTCAACAAATTTGTCCCCATCAAAGCCATGCCTTTAATGTCAGCCATTGTCAACGCACAGGCACTGGCACAGTCCTCAACAATTACAAGATGATCACTGTCATTTTTTGTAACGAATGGCACTCGTGATGATGCGTACCTTTTCCATTTTGGTTTGATTTTTGTCAGCGATCTACCTACGGCATCTACAAGAGTTTTATCTTTGTATACAAGAAACACACACCTGTCTTCCCTGACATCATACCGAATGTCAGCGTATCTGTTTTCATAAGCATAATGTGCCTGTACAGAATGGAGATAGTCAACTACTCTATTAGACCTTCCCACTCCAACCCACTGTTTGTCATATACAGAAAGATCTATTCCTTTCCTCTTCGTAGGTTCAGCCGATAAAGAGATCTGCCTACCCGTCTTTGTAGATCCTTTAATTTGACAGTCAGCATGATAGCAATTGTACAACAGCTTGCCAGAAACATTAGAAACATTGAAAGTATTCCTACGATTACAAACAGGGCAGTCGCCTCTATATGTTTCCTCATTAGGTATAGATAGTGCCTTAACAAATTCAAATACATTCTCTTTATCCATTACTAATACCTTTTTATAATTCTACTTAAATCATTATACTATACCAGAACTCTTGTCAATAAAAATATTTTTTTTATTAGGTATTGACATTTATAATACTATATACTATATGTATATAATGGAAGATTTAAATAATAAAGTATCTGATAGTTTTTCAAAAGAACTTCTTGACTTATGTAATAAGTATATGTTACTAGGAATAGATAGAGCTGAACAATGTACTATTATACTTAATGTATTTACTGGAATATATATTACATTTATACATGAAATAGAAACACTAATAAAAGAAAAGGAAAAACCCGATGAAACTTTACACTGAAACATTAGTAACTTCAGCTATTAAAAACATGGTAGGTCATAAAATATTTAAAGCTATGTTTGTAAAAAGAAATGGTGAAGTTAGAGAAATGAATTGTAGATTAGAAGTTAAGAAACATTTGAAAGGGGGAAAAAATGTAAATAATAAAGATAGGTATTTAACAGTTTATGATTTAAAGAGTAAAGGTTATAGAAATATAAACCTTAATACTATTATAGAAATTAGATGTGGTGGAAATATAATCAAACGATTTACAGGAAACACTGGTAACATCTATGTTTTAGCAAAGGAAAAGTGATATGTTAGTAGATGATTTTTATACATTAGGCTCTGCATTAATGCGTTCACAATTTGGATTGCCTACTGTATATGTAATGAAAGATAGTGAATACCAAAAACTTATCAACAAAAGAATAGAGAGTAGAATACAAGGTCTTGAAGAACATAAAAAAAGTCTTACAGCAGGTATGGAAAATGCTGATAGACAGATAGCTAAACTTAAAGAAGAACTTCAAGAAGTACCAAAAGAAGTAACTAAAGAGAAGTCATAATGGAACTCTTATATTATGCCATAATTTCATACTGTTTAAGTACCTGTTCAGTAGCTGAAGATTTTACAAGATATGTATATACACCTGCAGTTTCTTTAGAAGAGTGTATGCAAGCAACAGAAGAAATGGCAAAGTGGGAGAGAAAACAGCATAATGAGTTAGTGCATAAACCAATTAATACTCTCTGTGTACAAACAGGAGTTATGTCAGAAGAACGTTTGTCTCTACATAAAGAATGGCATCCATGACAAATATTATAACATTAGTAAATGAAAATAAGATATTAAAAAAGAATGTCAAAGATTTACAGGGACAACTACAGATGGCGTATAAGAAAATATATGAGTTGACAGAAAGATTGAATAGGTATAAGGTCAGAGAAAGTACTCAAAGTGAGGAGAAACACTATGACTGAAAACACTTTTATTAAATGGATAAAAGATGAAGCTAAAGATTATGAAAGGAGAAAAGCTGTGCCTAAAAAGAAAGAAGAAAAAAGTCAGATAAGTGATGCTGTACTGAAACTTGTCAATATTACTAAAGAACTAACAAGACATATTGACGAGTGTGGAATACGGTACATTACTTACAATGATGTACACAAAGTTGAAGATGCTATAGACATTGTTGTAGAAGAAACAAATTTAAAACTCCAAAAACACGTTCATGAAGCTGGTGAACAAAAAGGAGAACTGTCAAGAGCATGGTGGTCTGATTTTGTTAGAGCAGATGACCCAAGAGCATTTAAGGAGGAAGAAGATGGAAAATAAGAAATACCACACTAGAAAAGGAATGACACCTCAAATTATTAACATACTTAAAGACGGAGAGTGGCATACTGTACAGGAAATCTCAAAAGAGATTGGATATTTAGAAACAGGAACGTCAGCAGGTATCCGTAGTTTAAGAAAAGACGCTTATGGCAACTTAAATATTGTTGGCAGGTGGTTAGGTGGAGTTTACCACTATCGTCTTGAAGAGGGTAAGTGGGGTGAACAGTTAGAACTTGCTGTATAGAAAAGTTTTGTTGGTGCAGGCATGAAAGGACTTTATTGTCAGTACAGGCTAAATGCTTAAAATTATACCTGTCTCAGTGAATTGACACATGGAGTATAAAATATGCCAACAAAGGAAAGAGAGTGGTCTTTAATTAGACTGCTCTTTTTTTTTTGTTGACAAGGTTTTTAATCTGTAGTAGTGCTTGGATAGAAAGGAAAAAAGATGATACGCAATTTTACATTTTTAGATGATCCTGTTAAGAAAAGAACATCAATCGGTCATTCCTGTAGAAGTAGACCAAAGAATAAACATAAGAGAAGGTCGTGGAAGAAGTATAGAGGACAGGGGAGATGAAGATGGATAAACTAACAGAACATGAATTATTAAAAAGACTTGATAATGAATTTTATGATGTTGATTTTCAAGTTGTAACAAGTGCAACTAAAGGTGTTGTGGCTACTGTTCAATTTTATGAAGATAAAATAGAGGAGAATGAAGATGACACATAGAATAGGAGATAAAGTTACTATCATTTGGAATACAGAAGAACTACCTATGGAATATGCCAATGGTCATTATCCTAATGAGAAAGAAACAGTAACAGTTCTATCAGAAGATGAGGAATGTTACCATTGTACTAATTCTGTATGGGTATCAAAGAAACATGAAGATGATTATGTATGGGAGAATGAAGATGTTCCTAGTAACATATAAAATCCATGACGGAGAGCATGAATACTATGAATACTCTTGGTTCTCTATGGGTACTCAATCTGATTATGATGCAGGAATTATTAAAGATAAGATACTGATAGAGGAAGTTTATGGTGGAGAAGTTGAACAAGAAGAAGGAACAAATAAATATTTTTCAAGAGATTGGGATACATTCATACAAGTGTATTCTGTACAGGATATAACAGTAAAGGAACTAAAGATGTTAAGCAAATTTGGTATAGTAAGTTATGATGGAGAAGGTTGATGAATGAATATACCTTTACAGTGCCATGCTGTTATTCTTACACTATACAGGCAAAAAGTGAAGAGGAGGCAAGGAAAATTTTAGTGAAAGACGGAGGAATAAATTTAAGTGGTGAGTTGTGTGGTTGTGAAACAGAAGATTATAAGAATGCAGAGTTAGAAGAGGTGGTGGAAAATGTCAATAATTAAACCTGCCGAAGAGAATATTGTCATTATGGATAATGCAGTTTTCAAAAGTATTGTCAGAGAGATAGCTGAGGAGATGTTTCGTAGGTCAACTATGCAATGGAGTTATAATGACTTGCATGACATAATGGGAGATGGGAAGAGATTGCCTAAAGCACAAAAGATATACAGACAGCATTATGATTTTGTCAGAGCTTGTTTGAAAAGGCATTATATATATAAAGAAAAAAAAGATTGACAGCAGTTTTAAGTTATGTCTATTCTGTACAAAGGAAGGAAATTGTCATGATGAAAAAATCAATCACTAAAATAAATTCACAACTGTCTGTCAATGCATTAAAAAAGGAAATTGTCATGAGTTTAGATAGTCAACAACAAAGTAGTTTAGAGGACTTACAAGAGGAGACTGTACAGGAAGTATTGGATATGTCAGTTAAGGATTTTTGTTTAGAGTGTAAAGAGTATATAAGAAAAACAGGTTATCATAAGTTTTCTGTACAGGATATAGTGGATATTATGGTGGGGGAGAAAAGAAAATGATAGTAGCAAATAACAATACACTTAAATCATTAGGATTAGATTACTCTGTACAGGAATGGCAAGATAAAAGAATAAATGCCATTAATAGAATATTGTCAAAAGCAAGGTACAATCATAAAGAGGTTGCAGAAAAGTATATAGACGAGTATACTAGGGTGTGTAATTCAAAAGCAATTGATAAGAGGGAATATAAAAAAGAAAATGTTAAAAACAGTTGAAAAAAGCAGAGCAAAAAAGACTACGGGAAGTGCTGTTACCTATAGAGCAGGAAAGGATAATGTTTTTGGTAGTTGTCCCAATACTTGTCCACTTAATCCTGTACAGGATAAAAGTACAGATGAGATTGATTGGTATTATTTAAAAGCTGTACTTCATGCAGTACCAAAAAAGGGAAAGGCATTTACATTTACCCATTTCAAACTTGAAAACGAGCCACTTGATAAATTGTTCTTGTTACATGATATAAAAGTTAATGAAAATACTACTACTATCAATCGGTCAACGGATAGTTTAGATGAGGCAGTTGCTGTACATAGTAAAATGTTTCCAACTGCTGTAACTCTACCTTATAAAAATGCAGGCTATCCACCAAATGTCAAAAAAAACTTCACTTATAAAAATGTCAGATTTGTTAGGTGTCCAGCAGAATATAACAAAACAATAACTTGTAAAAATTGTCAGCTCTGTACACGTAAACTACGAAATTTTGTCATTGTATTCTATGCCCATGGTAATCAGAAGGAATTAGTAGGTAAAAAAGAGAACGGTGGTTGTTATGGTACTTTTGGAAATGTCAGATATCAATGGGAGCATACGAGAAAAAATGTCAAAAATGTCAGCAAGTACAACTTTAACTCTTTTATTAGTTCAACTATAGAACAAAAACAACTGAAGGATTTTGCAAACAGTTTAGATACGGGAACTCTACTCCGACATCATGTCGTGGGGGATTTTGGGAAGATTAAGTACTCTGTACAGAATAAAAATACTTAAAATTAATATTTGCTTATACTTTATTATTGTGTAACGATACTATTTTAACTCTAACTATATATAGGAAGGAAATTCAAAATGTTAGATGCAGAAAACGTAATGGGAACAGGAACACACATCCTACCCGAAACTCATAAGCACAATGATTTAAAAGATTTAAGTCTATTTGACTTTGGTATACAGGAAGAGGATTTATACTATAAGTTTAACGGTGATTACTTAAAAGCAGATAAAAGAAAAGCAGTAGTCCGTTCCGATACGGGAGATTTTATCGGCAATCACAGTAAACGGTATAAAACTATACCACATATTGACTTGTACAAAAAACACACCGAAAAATTACTTGATAGCAATCTTGGTGGTGGTGCTTTGGAAGTCATTGATCAAACTTGGGATAATGGTGCTAAGGCAAGGAGAACTATTCATTTCCTTGACCATAAAACTGAAGTTAAGAATAATGATAATATTTGTTTACGTTCCGATATCTTTAACTCTATAGACGGGTCTTGGGCGTTTCAAACTTTTACTGGTGCATTCCGTAGCTTGTGTTTAAATACCCTAGTTTTTGGTGGGCAAAAGTTTTACCATGAAAGAAGAAAACATACTTCGGGATTAAATGTTAATTCAGCTTTGTCTAAAATAAGTAATACTTTAGATATATACACCAATCAATCAGATAAGTTTAAGAAGTGGAGTAATGCAAAAGTAACTGATGCACAAGTTATTCAGTTGTTGGCAAATACTGTTGCAAAAAAGGAAAGTAAAACAGTTGCCACTTTATCTGACTTAAATGATATTGAAGTAAGAGATGATGATTTATATAAAAAAGATGTGTACAATAAAGACTTGGTTAATACTAACTTATGTGATTATTTGTACTATAGATATCAGCAGGAACAAGGCTCACTTGGTCAAACTCTTTGGGCTTTGTATAATGCTGTTACTCATTGGAGTACTCACACTGATGAAACTTTTGAACGTGAAAACAAAAAAGGGAAAGTCATTGAGATATCAATGGGAAGAAAAGGCAGTCAAAAAGCTAATGTACAGAAGGACAGAGAAATTGCAGTTCGCAATATGTTAGACAGTCGTCATTTTGTTGCTTTGGAAGGCTTGGCAGTGGCATGATAAATATAACTTATAACACACAAGGCAATAATCATGGAGATAATAAACGCATTATTTAAGATAGCTTGGATAATAATCATAATAGTTATATTAATGGTTTTACTATAATCTAACGAAAGGAGGCTCTCTGAAATTAAATATTGATAAATCAGACAATTATATGTACATTAAAATGGTAGGTATTAATTTATCTACCATTTTTTTTAATAACAGGAGATGTTAAAATGACAAATGAAGTTAAAACTGCAAAAACAATAACACTTTATCAAGATGATTTAGTCAATGCTGTTCGTACTCAGAATATAAACGGGTTCGTTACTGATTGCACAGAAGAATTTCTTGATAAATTCTCATCAAAAGATAAGGGTTTATTAGTTATGGGTGTTGTCATGGGTCAAAATAATATGCTTAAATTTCTAAAGAGTGTATTATATGACGGAAGTATAAAAAATGAAAGGTTAATAAAATGACAGCACAAGTTATGATAAAAGTACTTTGGGGCGTTTCATTCTTTTTAATTGCTCATGGGTTTATAGGTTTAACTCTTTTATATTCAAGTTCATATTTTCATTTATTCTTAAACTTGTTTACATTAGGATCGGGTTGTGCCATTCTATTAATACTGACTTTAACAACTAATGAAAGGTAAACATTATGACTGATTTAATATCCCAAAAAGATAAATATAAAGTAGAAGTTAGATATAATGATATTCAAAATAGCTTTAACATTATATCTATTGAAATAGAGGCTATCAATCAAGAGGTAGCAGAAAAGAAGGCGTTAAACCTGTTACAATCTACGGAATGGGTTCATGAGATACCACAGTCTAAGATGCTCAATAGTAATACAGAATATAGAGCAAAAGAAAATATAGCCGTTGAGCAGTCTTACGCCTTACTTCCTAAAATTAAAGTAAAGGCTGGTTAATATGAAAGTAGAAAACATGACAAGCTCAAAAGGTAACATAGTGCCAAATCAATTCATTATAAGGGATAAGTTAAACAATAAACTATCTTTTCAATCTTATGGCTCGGTTATCTGCGAAATAATAAACGATGACATAACGCTTGATATCGTCTACTGGGATTACTCCCGTACAACTTCACGTTATCTTGGTGCATTCCTTAACTTACCATTAAAGGATATCAAAAAACGTGTATCTTCGGGGCAGTATCAGTTGAAGGATTTAAACCAAGTTAACCGTTAATCTCCCACTTCTGCCCCCAGAAGATAACCCTAGCTGTTTGCAACCTCCTTGACATTCGGCTAGGGTTTTTTAGTTACGCTTTCTTACTACCTACATTCTCCCTTAAACCATGCCAACTAGCCCCTAAAATTGTCAATGTGTATCTTCACACGCATGACATGACGGGAAACTTTATATAATATTACGGGGGAAGCTTAGGGTTATGCTTGGGAAGGTCATTTTGTCGGTATTAATAAAAAAAAGTGACAGAAACAGGGCGTGTTAGGGTCACCGGGGGGTACCCAGTACCCTGTATGCAACCTCGCACAATTTTGTGTATTTTTTAGGGCACCTACCAGAATCTTCGGACACCCCTTAAAAATTTTTGTGCATACCCTAGGGTTCCAACCAGCAAGAAACTTTAGAGGTATTTCCATTACTGATGCATTCCCTAAGTATACCTGATGCATTCCCTAATGGTACTACCCTGTATATACTTTACCCCGACAGGCCTACCTTTAGTATACACCTAATATCAGACTTGTCAAGTAAAAAATGAAAAAAGTGAAAAAAATAACTTTATCCTTGACAAACTCTATATTAGGTGTATACTGGTAACTAGTAGTTGAACATGTGCTTATGCTTCTTCAAGTAATACAAAAGAGAATATAGAGGTAAAGCATTAACTGCTGAGGGGGCTAGTACAATTAATGTTCTATCTCCGGAGGAAGCGTCTAAGCTTCAACTACCCCCTCAAAATAAAGAAAAGGAAACATTATGAAAAATTTGTGGAATGCACCAGAAATCAAAGAGGTGTCTGTTGGCATGGAAATTAATTGTTATGTTTGTGCTGAGGTGTAAAGACGATGGGAGATAATATAATAGATTATAGAGCAGGTATATCCAATAAAATGGTAGGAGCAATGCTGGATAGTAATATTAATCCCACTACTGGTAAACCATTTGCAAATGAAGAAGCAAAACAAACGTGGATGCAGAACTATGATAAACCTGTTGAAAAACAAAGTAAAGGATTTTTTAAGAGATTAAAGGATGCTTTATTTGCACACGGTGGCCCAGTTAAAAAAAAGCGTGGGAGCTACATGGGTGGTGGAAAGGTTCATAGGAAAAAGTATGCCAAGGGTGGTGGCGTGAGGAAAGCAACCAGATACAAATAAAAGGAAAAGAAACAATGGGAACAACAAGGAAGAAGAGGAACGGGCGTTATAGATCAGGTGGTTATGGCATCCGTGTACCAAAGGATGAAAAAGCACTATGGAGAGTAACAGAAGGTTCAACGGTTGCTAGAGAAAAAAATAGAGAACTAATGCGTGCAGAAAAAAAGGCATTAGAAGATAAAGTAGCTACAATGAAATCTTGGGATATAGAATTACAAACCGATGCTGAGGTTTGGCTTAGAAAAATAAAAAATGCAAAAACTAGAGAACAATTTGAAAAATTAGCACTTGCTTTTGATAAAAAGTTTGAAGCTGCAAGAGAAGTAAAAAAACAAATGGGCCGACCGGGGGGGAAGAAGAAAGTTAGTGCATATGGAAGGAAATTAAGAGGATCTCATTCAAAGATTAGAAAAACATATAGAAAGGCACAAGATCAAGACATTAAAGAATATGCTAAAGGTGGTGGAGTGAGGAAAGCGAAGAGGTATGGCTAAAATACCTGTATCTCCGTGGGAAGCACTTGCATCATTAATTGTATTACCTGTTCGTGAATTTTTAAGTTTACATAAACAGGCTAGAGAAGCACAATTAAATATGCTAGATAAAAACAAACGAAAAAAAGCTAAGAAAGCAATAGCTGAAATAAATAAAGAGTTAGGATCTCAATTTAAAGAACAAAAAAGAAAAAGTGAAATGGAAAAAGGAGCACCGAAAGCCCACGGTGGCAAGGTCCACACGAAAACCTACGCCAAAGGTGGTGGCGTAAGGAAAGCAGCCAGATATAGCTAATGCCAGTTGTTTATTTTGTAGCCTATCTTGTAGTGTGTTTCCATGGGGAATGCACAAGGTTTGAATCAGAACCATACAAAAAGGATATATCTGTTGAGTTCTGCCAACGAATGTTACAGCATATGTTCCAAACACAAGTAGGCCCTTACTACGATGAAATCATTGATTTTGAACAGTCTGTTCCTGAAGATCTTCAAATTATTAATTCCGGTTGTGATACAACAGACCGTGTACCAGAAGCTGAATGGGAACTTATGCCAGATGTAGATAAAGAACCTAATCAGAATGATCTACGTTGGCAGCAGGATCAGGAGAAGAATATATAATATGAATTTACTCCCAGAAAAAAAGAAGAAATTAACAGAAGGACAGCAAAAGTTTCTTAACTGTCTTTTTATAAATAATGGAGATATAACCAAAGCCTGTGAAGAAGCAGGATATTCTTCAACATCTAGAACTTGGCTTGTAAAGGTTCTAGCTGATGAGATAGTGGAAGTTTCAAAAAAGGAACTTGCAGTTAACTCTCCAAAAGCTGTATCTCGTGTTGTGGAATCCATGAATGATGATGGGTTAAACCCACGACAGGAGTTACGTCTTAAAGCAGCTCAGACATTATTAGATAGAGTTGGTTTGGGTAAAATAGAAAAACAGCAACATGAAGTACAGGCAATACATGGTATTGTACTCATGCCAAGTAAAAAAGAAATGCCAGTGGTGGTGGATCATGAGGATTAGAAATGCAAAAATGGTTGGTCTTTTTTATAGTGGTGGCATTTATAGGTATTTGGCAGGGAGATTCTTTAGCAGAAACTAATACTGTTACGAGTACATCTTCTACTGTGTCAGGAACTACTACAGTAGATAGAACGCCTTCAACTGCGAATGCTCCGTCTATAATGAACGGTAATCAAGATGTTTGTAGTTTTGCTGCATCGGCAGCTATACAAACCCAAATATTAGGTATAGCAGGTGGAGGATCAATAACAGATCTAAACTGTGAAAGATTGAAGTTAAGTAGAGCATTATACAGAATGGGAATGAAAGTAGGAGCTGTAGCAATGCTTTGTCAGGATGCAAGAGTATTCCAAGCGATGGAAATGGCAGGAACCCCGTGTCCATATTTTGGAAAGATTGGGATAGAGGCTGCAGAAGGCTGGGCTAGTAATCCTGAAAAAAGACCAGATTATGAAAAGTGGGTAAAGGAAAATACTAAAGATGAAGAGTACGTTACGGATGAAGCAGCTTTTGGTGGTTTTGCTGTTTTTCTTATTCTCCTTCTCCTCTAATGCACAAATGCTTGAAGAAGGGGACACTATTACTCAGGAAATAGAAACTGAGCATTTGGGTGAAGGACATATTGATACAGTTACACAAACAACAGTAAATGTAGAACATAAGACTACTGAAGATATATTGCATAAAGACACAGGTCTTGTAACAAATCGCTATGAAGGTGATATGGATTTGGACTGGGGTGGTTTAGGTCCAGCAAGTATGCCAAATTGCAATGCATATTTTGGTACAGGTAAATGTGGTAAAGGAACATCAAACTCTTTAACAACTTTTGATCAGTACGTAGATATATCAGATTTTCATATATCTGATGGTGGTGCATTAGAATGGGAACTACAAATGTACCATTCACAAAATAATACTACAGGATATTTTCAAACAAAAGGATATAAAAATAACGTACTACAATGGGATACTGGACAAATTAACTTAGAGAATACTGGTAGTCCAGAGACGTTTTCGGGAAGTTATGATTTTGCAGGAGATTTAGATAAGGTTTTTATAAGGGTAGGAGGAAAAAAAAATTACTATTTTGATAACGTGGAATATACCGTTAACTACAATTATATCACTACTACCATAGAAACATGGATTGAAATAGTTCAACCCATGCAAATGGAAGAAACAATAGCTCTAGATTTGATGGATACATATGAAAGTGCAACAATAGAAGAACAAATAGAAATAGATACCATGATGGAAGAAATGGACATGGTAATGCACTTTGAATTAGAACCAATAGATACAAATGATATTCAAATAGAGGGTATGCTTGAAACTGTAGACATGGGTGCTATGGAGGGTATGTTTCAAGATATGGACATGGGGGAGATGTCTGTAGAAGATGTTGTGGTTGAAATAGAAGCGATGGTAAATGACATAGGATTAGAAGTAGAGACTGTAGAAATAGAAATGCCAGAAATAACTGCAGAACCCGTAGAAGTTATTGAAGAAATAAAGGAGACAACCGATGTTGCTGAGATGGAAACTTCAGAAGTTGAAGATAAAGTTACAGAAGATACAGAGTCTCCTAAAGAAGAAGTTGCTGACACTAAAGAAGTGGTAGAAAATAAACCAACAAAAGAACAAGAGCAAAAACAGGAAAAGGCAAAAGAGATTATAGCTGGACTACCAAATAGTTATAATCCAACAACGCAAATTACAACATTAGCTCTTGTAAATGCACTAGGTCCTGATATAAAGACATATCAACAGGAAATGGTAGTTACACAACCAACATGGTATGTACCTGAAGATATATACGAAGATGTTCTTATTCACGATCCTTTAGGAGACTACATAAGTGTACGAAGTAATCTCCAAATGGAAAGGATGATACAACAACAGTATGAACAATGAGGTTGAATACAGAGGTGTAAAAATACGTGGAGGTAAATTAAAGTTATTAATACTTTTACCTTTACTTGGAACAATTGCCGGTAGTATCTGGGCAGGTTTTGAAGGATATGCTCGGTGGATTCAAATGGAAGAAAAAATAAATGAGTACGTGGCTCCTGATCTTACTACTTTTACTGTAAAGTTAGATGTATTAGAAGAAAGACTAACTTCATTAGAAGAAACAAATAAGGTAGAAATAAGAACGGTTAAAGAATTAGTAGGCTCTGCACAGAGTGATGCTAGAACAATACGAATAGATTTACGCAAAGATATTAACGAAGTACAAGATCAGATAGCAGGTGTAGACAAACGATCTCGTGATATGGATACAAGTATACGTTCTTCGTTGAGGCAGACAGAAACAGATTTACGCACAATGATTGATCATGCTTCAGATAGATTTGATTCAAAAAGAACTGCTATAGAACAAGATGGACAAAGAAGAATAGAAACTATTGATATTAAATTGACAGAACTAGAGGAACGGTTGAGAACAATGTTAGAAAGAGCATTAAATAACCCCTTGGCAGGCCAGTAATGGAAGATAAAGAAAAATGCTGTGCTTGTGAAGACTGTACTTGTGAAAATTGTACATGTACAGAAGAAGGCCCTTGCGAATGTTCAATAAACAAAAGGAGATGAGTATGCAAGAACTGATGAATCGCTTTAAAGAACCTTCATCTTATGCTGCACTAAGTGCTGTATTTGCGATGTTAGGTATTATGGTACCAACTGATTTATGGCAAAGTGTTGTCATGGTTTGTTGTGGTGCTGCTGGAGCAATTGGTTTCTTCATTAGAGAGAAGAAAGACTAATTGTGTCCTTGGAAGCATTAAAACAAAAGTATAAAGCAGAGATTGCAGTAGCAAAAGCTAATCTTGATGTTTTGATGCATAAGGCTGTAGGTATTGGAGAACATTCTGATATTACAGCTGAAATGGATAAATGGATTGGGGCTATTGCTGATAATCAAGATAAGATTGCAGCAATAGATTCCCTGTATAGAATTGATGAATCACAAGGTGATCTATTTAAAGATGCAAAACGATGGTAAGATTAAAAGAAAAACTAGTACAATACCTTTCGGATATACTCTGGATACAGAAGATGAAAAACTCTGTAGTCCAATTCCGGAAGAACTGCAAGCGTTGGATCAGGCTTTGATATACGCTAAATCATGTGGCTGGAGAAAAGCAAGTCAGTGGTTACTAGCAAAGACTGATAGATATATGTCTGATGAAGGATTAAAAAAACGTAGTAAACTAGGGGTGTATTTAAGTGAATAAGAAGTATAGTAATCCACCTAGATCACCAAAGACTTATATTATAGGTAATATATCAGGTATTAAAAAAGGAGTATCTAAGTTAGATTTAGATGGTAATATGTATATACCTTTAAGTCCTACTAATGATATTGGAGCATGGTTAGGAGGATCTGAAAGAAGAAGTCAAAGTGATCGGAATACTTTTTATTCTACTATTAATCAAGAAGTAAAATTTAGAGCTAGAAATGCAGGTTTTAAATTTAAAAATATTAAATTTAATCCCATAAAGGAAAGTGGAAAGAACAACATAAATTTGGACCTGAGGAAAGAGGAGGAGTTTTTAAATCAGATATAGGAAGATCACTTGAATTTAATGTATCTGATATAAAAGTAAATAAGAGTGGAACATTAACTGCAAATATTAATGTAGGTTTTAAAAGAGGGCATGTACCAGTTGGACAGGATGGTATATTTACCCCCGATCCAATGTTTAAGAATATTCATGATCAATATAGACAAGTTGGGCTCGGTCCAGAACATGAAACTGTAGGAACAATTGGATTTAAATATACATGGCCATAACAACTAAAAACATAGCAAAATATGCACGTAAAGCTGTATCTACAAAGCTATCTAATGCAAAAGCCAAAGCAAAAAAAGAATCAAAACGTGCTAGAAATGCACGGTATAGGGCGAATAAACTACAAGAAAGTATAGGAAAAATAGATGCAGCCCTAAAAGGAGCTGGAAAAGAGCCAGTAACAGAAGAAGAACTACTTGCATTACCAGAAAAAGTAAGAAACCATGTTGCAGAGAATGAAGTAGTCTTTAAACCTAACGATGGACCACAATCTAATTTCTTAGAAAGCCCTGAAAGAGATGTTTTGTATGGTGGAGCAGCTGGAGGAGGCAAATCTTATGCACTTTTAGCTGATGTTTTAAGAGAAGTAGGCAATCCCAATCATAGGGGACTACTTTTAAGACGTACTTTACCGGAATTAACAGAACTTATAGACAAAAGCAGACAACTCTATACACAAGCAATGCCCGGAGCAGTGTTTAAACAGGCAAAATCAACGTGGGAGTTCCCTTCTGGGGCAAAAATATGGTTTTCTTATGTTGATGATGATAGAGATGTAACAAGATACCAAGGACAAGCATTTAATTGGATAGGAATAGACGAAATAACACAATATCCTACTCCATATGTATGGAATTACCTAAGATCTAGATTAAGAAGCACCGATCCAAAACTTGGTTTATATATGAGATGTACAGCAAACCCCGGTGGTGTAGGAGGTTGGTGGGTAAAAAAGATGTATGTTGATCCTGCACCCCTAAATAAAGCATTTTGGGCAAAAGAATTTGATAGTGAGAAGACAATAAGGTATCCAATTGGTCATGTAAAAGGAGGACAACCTTTATTTTTAAGGAAGTTTATACCGGCTAGGCTAACAGATAATCCTTACCTTGCATTAGATGGTCAGTATGAAGCAATGCTGCTTTCATTACCTGAAGTAGAAAGAAAACGACTTTTAGAAGGAGATTGGGATGTTGCAGAAGGTGCAGCGTTTACAGAATTTAGTAGATCATTACATGTTACAGAAACATTTGAACCCCCTGATAATTGGGCTAGGATACGTGCCGGAGACTATGGTTATAGCAGTCCCTCTTGTGTTCTTTGGGGTGCTATAGATTGGGATAGTAATATCTGGATTTATAGAGAACTGTATATAAAGAATAGAACTGGTGAAAGCTTAGGCGATCTAATACTGGAAATGGAAAGAAATGATCCACAAATGCAAATTTCTGTATTGGATACAAGCTGTTGGAATAAAGTAGGATTAGGACCTAGTATAGCAGAAACAATGAATAGAAAAGGTTGTAGATGGATACCAGCTGATAGAAATAGATTAGCAGGTAAAATAGAAATTCACAGAAGGTTAGCTTGTGATAGTAATGGACAACCAAGAGTACGAATTATGGATATATGTACAAATTTAATTAGAACGCTACCTGTGTTACCTCTTTCAAAGCATAATCCAGAGGATGTAGATACAAGAGCTGACGATCACGCATATGATGCATTGAGATACATGATGATGGTGAGATCATTGCATAATGCAAGTACACCGTATTATTCTAATAGACAAATGCAAAGACATGTTCCTGCATTTAGTGAGGAGTTTGGATACTGATGGCTGAAGAAGAATTTGAAAAAACCATAATTGGTGAAGGTATAACACCACGTATAGAAGGATTAACTACTGATGAAGTAGATGAATTACTAGCATACAGAACAGTATATAATGCTCTATTTACTGATAAAAAAATTCCTTCAGTATTAGAATTACAAAAAAAAGCAAAAGAAGATACTCTTACAATTAGAGATGCTATAGCTAGTAGATTTTATGTACAGGGAATAATCCACGATGATATAAAATCTTTTGATAATTTTCCTAAAGAAGACATTGCTAAAATTAAAGAAATTTATGCTGTTTTTCCAGATGCTTCTAAAGGTAAAGGTAAAGCATTAAGAACTGTAACGGGGCATGCAGATGTTATTAATAAATTTAATAACTTTTTAAAGAAACACAGAAGCTTTGACAATTTACGATTTGATACTTTAATGTCTGATGTTGAAGGAAGTATACTTGAATTAAAACAATTAAATAAAACTTTACCAAAAAAAGATAAAATACCAAATATTACTTGGTTAGAAAGTGGTTTTATAAAACCATTTAGAAAAGTAGATGGAATAAAAGAAAAATTACTTTCTGGTGATATTTTTCAAGAAACAGAAGGTGCAGGTTCACGTATATTTACAGGAGATATACCCGGTAAAGAAGTTATAGGTATAATACTTAGAGGAATAAGCAGAATAGAAGATCCAGAATTAAAAAATGCAGCAATTTTAGGACTATTTGGTCAAAGGGCAGAAGCTCTTATGAATATGAAAAAAGATCCTATATCAGCATCAAAATTTAAAGGAAAAATTAGACCTTGGTATGATATAAATACTGGAATTATACATAATCCTACAGATATGCCTAGTATAATAGAAATTGGTGGAAGAAAACGATTACCTCCATCATCTCAGGTAGGTCCATTATTGCGACAAGTATTAGCTCAACAACATTTTATAAGTAAGGGCAAAGAGGAAATGTTTCCAAATTTAAGAGCTACCAATCTTACAAATATTATAAATAATGTTGTCCATAATAGTGGAGGAATATCAAACTATCCACCAGAACTTGTAAAAACACTCGGAAGAAAACTTTCTGGTTTTACTGATTTTCGTAGATTATTTGCATCAATTATGATTAATGAAGTTGCTGATCAAACAACTGATCCTACAAAAAAGAAAGAATTATATAAACTAGCAAATAAAATGCTAGGACATGGAACAACAAAAAAAATGACTTTAGATGAAATAGATGATCTTCAATATAAAGTATTAACAGACCATTACGCTATATTAAAAGATAGTAAAACTAAAATTGCTGATAATAAAATTCCTATATTAATGGAAACATTTATGGCAGATGCTATGAATGCTGTAGATGATAGAGGCCAATTAAAATCTAATAGATTAGCAGCTATATTAAATATAGATGTACCAGAAAATTTTGGTCATATTTATACTAATACAATAGAGGGTGAGATAATACAAGAAACTCCAAATGTAATAGAACGTAATGAAACAGTACAACTTAAAAGTGATACTAAAAAACTTATAGAAACAACTAATACTAAAAATATTCAAAAACAAATTTTAGGTAATATAAATGAAACTATAGAAGTAACTCAAGGAATAGAAGAAGGTGCAGTAAAATTAGAAGAAAAGGGCTGGGTTGTAGATAGAGCAACTGGAAAAATGATTCCTCCAGAAAAAGAAATTACATTAACTGATAAACAACAAAGTCTTTATGATAAATATATAAATCCCACTCCTAAAGAGATAGAGGAACAAGATATTCAAGAGCAATTAGCTAAAACTGGAACAAGAGAAGAACAAACTATAGCACGACTTGCTGGTAAATTAGGTGTTTCTATAGAACAGGCAACAGACATAGTTAAAAATAATAAAACTAAATATTTAACTAAAGATCAAATAAAGAAGGTATCACCATCATTGAGAAAAACATATGGTTTAAAAGATTATAAAAATGCTGCTTCACAAGAAGATCTTAATAAAATGGCTAAAGGTTTAGGTATAAAATTTAAAAAGAATGTAGACCCTAATAAACTTGATGAAAAAATGAGAAAAAAATTAATAGGAAAACTTGGAGGTATTGGAAAAGTTTTATTTTTATGGAGTATATTTACCGGATTTAAACGTGCAAAATTTATAAAAGAAGAAGTTCCTGTAGAAATGTTTGAACCTAGATTAACAGAGGAAGGCAAAATGCCTTTTGCTGATCAAATGTTTGACGTTTTTGGAGAAGGTGCTACTAGTAAGAAAAAATGGAGAGTAGCATATGAAAAATATGCTGGGTTTATTCCATGGTCTCAGCATCTTCCTCCGGATGTTGCATTTGGAACAGGAATGGAAGAAGAACATTATGAAGAAGTATTAGAAGAAGGCTTCGCAAAAGAAGTAGAAGGAGGTCCATTTGGATCTTAATTTAATAATAACTAAAAAGGGAGGCAATTATGCCAAAAGGAGTAGAAGGAGCATACCGTTCCGATTACGTTACACGTAGTGTTAAACAAGGTGAATTTAATGAAGCTAATGAAGCTGCATTACACCGTTATCCTTTAGAGAAAGATGTAATGGGTGCAAACTCTGGTGCATTCCAGCAAACTCAAGATTCACCATCATCTAAAACTAATCATAGAGGTGCTGCTAGTAAAATAGAAGGTAAAGTAACTCAAGGTGAACACGGATAATTAAGTCAAAATAAGGAAGATAATATGTCTGATCCTGTTGACATACAAGAAGAGCTCTCTGAGGGATCTGGTCTTTTAGGTCTTATACAAGCTCGTATGCAAACTGCAGAAAATGGTAGACAAGCACATGAAAAACGATGGTTAAAAGCGTATAAAAATTTTCGTGGTATTTATGATTCTACTACCCAATATACAACTACTGAAAAGTCTAAAGTATTTTTAAAAATAACTAAGACTAAAGTACTTGCTGCGTATGGTCAAATTGTAGATATTTTATTTGCTAATAAAAAATTTCCACTAACTATAGAACCTACACCGGTACCTGAAGGAATTGCAGAATTTGCTCATCTTAAAACACCTGCTGATCAATTATCTGATCCCTATGGTTTTGAAGGTGATGGAAGGCAATTACCACCCGGAGCTATGGAAGCAACACCACCAAACTTAGATTTTTTAGGATCTATGGCTAATAAGTTTGGTCCTGATGCACCACTTGCTGAAGGTCCAGCTAAAATAGGTGAACCTCAAATATCTCCAGCAAAAAATGCTGCATTACGTATGGAAAAAGTTATCCATGATCAACTTACAGATAGCAATGCTGTAAATGTACTACGACATGCTATTTTTGAATCAACTCTTCTTGGAACAGGAATTGTAAAAGGTCCATTTAGTTCTGGTAAAACTATTCACAAATGGGAAAATGCCGAAGAAGAAAGGGTTTATACACCAGAACAAAAATTAGTTCCTCGTATTGAGGCAGTTAGTGCTTGGAATATATATCCTGATCCTACTGCTACTAATATACAAGATTGTGAATATGTAATTCAACGTCATAAAATGAATAGATCACAAATACGTAATCTTATGGAAATGCCTATGTTTAATCCTGATGCAATACGGGAAGTTATTGTTGGGGGAGGAAACTATACGGAAAAGTACTTTGAAAACACTATTCATGATGATGAAACTGAACCATATGATAACCATGAACGATATGAAGTATTAGAATATTGGGGTGTATTAGATACAACTACTGCTAAACAAATGGGTCTTAAAGATACAGCTGAATTAGATGATTTAGTTGATGTACAAGTTAATATATGGATTTCTGGAGGTCAGATATTGCGAGCTTGTGCAAATCCGTTTACACCAGAAAGAATACCCTACTGTATGTTTCCTTATGAAATAAATCCCTACCAAATATGGGGTGTAGGTGTACCAGAAAACATGGAAGATGCACAATTACTTATGAATGGTCATGTAAGAATGGCTATAGATAATTTAGCACTTGCTGGTAATCTTGTATTTGATGTAGATGAAACCTCATTGGTACCCGGTCAAAATTATGAAATATTTCCGGGTAAAGTATTTAGAAGGCAATCAGGAGTTACGGGTACTGCAGTAAATGGTATTAAATTTCCTAGTACTGCCGGTGAAAATATACAAATGTATGATAAAGCAAGGCAACTTGCTGATGAAGAAACAGGTATACCAAGTATTATGCATGGACAAACTGGTGTAACTGGTACAGGAAGAACAGCTGCAGGATTATCTATGTTACTTGGATCATCCGGTTTAGCTATAAAAACTGTTATAAAAAATATAGATGATTATCTACTTAAACCAATGGGAGAAGCTTTCTTTCAATGGAATATGCAATTTAATGAAGATAATCCTGATATAATAGGAGATCTTGATATTAAACCAAAAGGTGCAGCTTCTGTAATGCAAAAAGAAGTACGTTCACAAAGATTAACTATGTTATTACAAACAGTGGCAAATCCAATGCTTGCACCATTTATTAAGATACCAAACTTATTAAAAGAACTAGCTATATCACAGGATATTGATCCTGATAGTTTAGTAAATGACGTAAATGAAGCACAGATTTACGCTGAAATTCTCAAAGG